AAGTCAATAACATTGATCAAGTTAAACATGGTTTTATGATCTTCGACCGGTACTTCCAGAATAGTGAAAATATCTAAGATACCTGCAAAGCTCTTACCCATGTAATTGCCATTCATAGTATCCCATTCATCTTTTAACTTACTGTAAATTCCCAACGCTTCCTGTACATCTATATGAAAGTCATCGTACTCTACAGGAATCTCAGATTCGATAGGTTCATTTCCTAAAGCATCGCACAACTCAAAATAGGCATCTTTAGTCATACTAACGGTGCCGTTTGAGAAGTAATTTGCTAGTTGACTATTTAGCTGTTGGTACTGGTCTTCGTGAAATTTGAAAGCTCAGTAACAGTCTCACTAATAAAGGCATCAAAATTGGCGCTGGCTTGCATCAAGAAAAGTGCATTATCTTGATCATATTCTAGTTCAGCTTCTAAACTTTGACCGGTTAGATCTACTGGTGCTAATTGCTCCAGGTAACTCAGCTTAAGTCCAGACCATCCTTTAATACAAGCATTAACGTATAATTGTAAGAATAGTTTGTCATCCAATTCTTCTACTGGTTGACGATTCTTAAAAGTAGTTTTTGTAGCCTTTTTACGAATTGAGACTAGTGTCTCTCTAGAAAGGAATACTACGTTAATTTTAAAGCCATTAAATCCTGGATAGTCTACTTCAACTGATTTTGAAGGTACTAATAGTGATTTTAAGCTAAGTGGTGTATTTGTGGTTGTTGCCATGATTTTAAATCCTTAATTATTGTAAGACAAGAGAGAAAAAGAGACACCGGAGATCAACCCGGTGCCCAGAAACGATTAAGAAGCGTAGTAACGAACTGTTAGGTCGTTTACTTCGTCTAGTGCGAATGTATTAGCATCTGCAGTTGAGGATGGTGTATAACCTTCAGCTGTGAAGTTAATAGCAGTTGAAACCACTTGTTGCACGTCAACAGTAGGAATACTGAACGTAACTGAAGGCATTTCAAGAACCACTTTAGTAGCATTTGTTGCGCCTCCAATGGTGATTGATAGTGCTGCCATTGGTTCCACAGAGCTTGTAGCTGCTGCCAACATATCTGCTAACAATTGACCGGTGCTTGATACGCCTGATCCTGTTTTTAGATATGCATTCATTGTACCAGTAATAGCACGTGTACCTGTGTAATACGTAGTAGGAATGTTAACAGTACCCAAGTTAGCTGGTGTAACATAAGCAATATTGTTGTTGATGGTAATTGAACCACCAGTTAGTGCTACTGCATAGTTAGTACCTGCTGCGGCTGAACCCAGTGAGTTAACCAAGCTCATTTGAACTGTACTTAACTTGTTGGTAATAAACTGAGCAGCTGTATTTTTAGCAGTTGCTGAAGCTAGTGCTGCTGCATTAATTACTGTTGACTGCTTCAACGCTGTACCTTGACCAGTCCAAGCTGCAGTTGCAATTGCATCTAAACCGAAGTCAATCATTACCTGATTCATCGCGCAGTTATCAACCACGTAGGTAACGTTATCAACAATAAAGATCATACCGAACTTTTGTAGCTGGTTGGCGTTTGAACCACCAGTTGAAGCCACTGAGTAAGTTGATGTTACTGGAGCCCATGCTGATTTGTATAACTTAACAGTACCAACAGTAATTGAAGTAATCGCTGCACCAGCTGCTTTTGGTGTTGTCAATTCTAAGGCAATCGCTGTGCCACTCAATGCGGTTACTTTAGCTGAGTTATTTAAGATCACACCGTCAGTTGCGTGTGATAGACCAGAGATCACAACCACATCACCAACTGCTAAGCCACTATATGTTAAGCTTGTACCTGCTAGGGTAATTGTACCATCACCACCTAAGAATGCATACGTAGCACCTGAGATTGTACCACCAACTGTAACGGTATTAGCTGTTGAAATTGCATTCACACTTAACAGTGCGTTCCATAATACTGATTCTTCAGCAGTAATTGAACCAGTTGCGTTAAATGGGCGAATATATGTTGACAGTGAGAAGTCCACTGGAGCCAAGCTGGTGTTGAAACTACGTTGACCACGAACTGGGGCTACGCCAGCTTCTGAGATGGTAACGGTGTCAGCATTGGTATTTTGTGAGAACGTAAATCCGTCTAGAACTTGGATCTCATTGGTATTTGCTGAGGTGAATCCTGTGGTGGCTACAACACCAGTTGAGGAATCCACGTTTGTAGTAAAGAATACTCTACTATTACGTACTAGATTTAATGCCATTTTATTTCCTTTATTTAGTACTTAGATACTTTACTAGACTATTATCTGTGCTGGTATCATCCATACGGTTACATGAGCTGGTATCTAACCTGAAGGTTTATTTCACCTACAGCGTAGGGATAGAGCAAGCCTTCGTCTGTAGTTATAGAAACTACTAAAATTTCAGTAGTTTCATAATGGTTTGTGGTGTCATACTCCAGCACTCTATTCTTGTCAATTACTGACTCTACATCTTCCAACAACTGTTCAAGCTGATCTTGGGCGAACTCTCCCTTACAGTACAGCTTTAATGAGATGCCAATATATCCCCAGGTAAAGCCTCCAGGTAGATAGTCTCTAGTTTCGGAGCCTGTGCTACCATAGATGCTTGGAAAGTCATTTACTTCATCCCAAAATTTAATCTTTGGGTATGCATTATTATATATGTTAGTTTCGTACTGACTGCCATCTAAGCCTAATTTAAGCTTTTCAACAATGGCCTTTAATATCGAAGTTCTTTTTGTCATGCTTGTACAGCCCTTAATCTATTGCCTACTACAGTGGCTGCTAATTCTCGGATTGATTTTGCAATCAACAGTTTAGGGTCTCTGCTTTTTGGATTTTGCTGCCTGCCGCCCTCAGAAAAGGTCGCGTAAGGGTTATTCATATACCTATAAAAAGCAGTAATCATACCTTGTCTAGACTCTGATAGGCTCTCTACCTGCACTGACGCCGCAAATCTACCTGTTCTGTAATTTAAAATATTGCGTTCGTTACCATCGCCCATATTAGCTGATACTACATTTTGTATATTATCTTGTAGTAGTACTAGTAAATTAGCTAAACTATAAGTCGGCTTAGTTGCTTCAACAAACTGTTTAGGGTCTTTTTTAACTGCTTTTAGCTTAGACTTCAAACCCTTTAACTCTTGAATCTTTTGAGTATTCTTTTTAGGTTTTTGAATCTTAGTAGTTTTTTTACCTATTAAGACATCCTTAACTTGGTATACTTGTTTTGTAGAATTTTTACCTACCATCATATCAGCTAATTCTTTTACTAATATGTCTACATAGCTTGGTGAGCCTTTTGTGGTTAGCAATGATTCACCAAGTGCAGGAGATTTAGTTACTATACTTGCTAGATCAGATTCAGATACAGAGAATAATTTTCTTAGTTCTGTTACAAAAGGTATACTGGCTCTACCTGCTTCAATATTTTCACTACCATACTGTATCTCAACTAAATACTTATTACTAGATTTAATATAACTAGCATATAGTTCTTGATTGACAGCATCAGGTAAGTTTGCAGAGTCTAGATCGTCTTTTTGTAGTTTATCAATATACTTATCAAGTACCTGAATTAAAACATTTCGTTGATTTTCAGCTAGCTTATCTGTTGCAGCTACTTCATCTTTAAAATGTTTAACTAAGTTTGTAGCAACCCCTACAACGTGACCTTTATTAAAAAACCCACCAAAGCTACCTCTACGTTTTGCTTCTTTAGCAATATCATCTATTTCTTTTTGCTTTGCTTTACCTTTTAAAGTTTTATCCTTATTTAGTTCAGCAATTTGAGCATCATAGTAATCTTCTTCAGCTTTTTTGTATCTTTCCTGTATATTACCATCTTCATCAAAGATTTTAACTAATCTTTTACTAATAGTATCGAATCCAATTGACTCAAATAATACTGCATTACTACCGGCAACTTTAATAAATTGACCCTCTAGTGCACCTTTTTTATTAGAACTAGGTTTTGCAAGATTTTGCATAAATACTTGCACATCGTGTATTTCCATGTTTAAACCTGTTAAGGTTTTATACATATCTTTCAGATTCTTTTCTGTAAAGTAGAAAGAAGTTTTAT